ATTTAAGCGCAGAAGAGGCAAATCGTTTGAGCGGTGGCCTTGGCCGGGGGGCTAGCAATGCAGATTTCCTTCAAGGTGCAACAGGCCGTGTTGCAACCAACGCCAGAAATTCTTCCTACATGTTCATACGAGTTGCTGACAATGCTGCTTATGCTGCACAACAAATCAATAGAGCTGCTGCAGCGCAAGAACGCCTGAACAGGGCAAAGAGCAAGAAGAAAGGCGGTTCCAGCAGTTCAACTTCAAAACAAGCGGAAGGCGGTTACAACATGGGCTCGTTCCAGAAGTTTGCCCGTGGTGGTGTTGTTAAAGGACCTACACTTGGTCTGATTGGTGAAGGCGGTGAGCCTGAATACATTATTCCTGAAAGCAAGGCTGCTGGCTTCTCAGCCAACTACATGAGTGGTGAACGCGGTGCAGAGGCGATCCCAGGGTTTGCCCGTGGTGGTTATGTCACTAAATTCAAAGGCGGCGGTGCAAAATTTACTCCAAGAAATACTGGAAAATATATGTTTGCGACCAGCCCACGAACTAACAACTCAGGCGTAAGGCGCAGAGAACCCAACGTCAACATTCAGACTGGGCCAGTGATGCAAATCAACGGCCAAAACTATGTCACAACACAAGAGATGACTAGAGCTGTGCAGCAGGGTGTGAACCAGACACTGACATCTATTGAGCGTGATATGAGTGTTCGCCGTCGCCTGAGGATGCCCTGATGGCTAACTACGACATCATGACGTTCTTGGAGTATTACGCTGACCGTTCCAGCGTTTTTGACAGCTCCACAAGCAAACGCACTCCTACAAATCAATGGCAAAACTTTTACCAAGTCAAGCAACAGCTAAGCACTGACAATGAAAGCGATGGAGACTATTTGTACCTTGCTTTTGACTGTGACGGCTTTGGTTCTACAACGGCTGCAGCAATAGGCGATCTGACTGTTTCGCTGGCCGCTACAGCTCAAATTGTGGACATTACAAACACTGCAATCAGTGCGGACAATCTGGTTGTGGCTTCTTTGTATATTCAAACCGCAGGCAATGACAGTTTCCACGCAGCCAGCGCTCAACAAATAAGCCGTTATATCGGCAGCATCGAGCAGGCTTCTTTGACAGATGAAACTGTGCAATGGACGGTCAATCCTGCAATCAACAAGCTCAACCCACAAGTCCCGACCCGCCTGGTTACTGAAGACATGATGGGGAGGTTTTTAACCGAATGAGCTACTTTGGCCCCGAAGAGTTTTTGCTTGGCGTTGACTTCCAAGTCACCTGCGCTGATGGCAGTGAGTATGAAAGCATTGCGTGGAAGCATTGCTCGGACGGTGTGTTGCGCTGGTACAAGGCTGACGGGACACAGGTTCAAGGCATAACAGCAGTTTCCGGAGGTGTTCTTGTGGCTTATCGTCGGGTTGTTGAAATGGCGATCTGCAACTGCCAGGAGGAACGCTGATGCCAAGCTTTAGTCCGTACCAAAAAGGAAGAAGGTCACCTGCAAGTGGCGCGATTGATTTCAATAATTCAGCAGAAAAAAAGAAGCAGCCTTACGGGAATGTTGATAAAGCACAGAGGATTGCAAACGCAGGCGAGACCATCCCCCTTGTCTTTTGCAAGCGTGCCAGCAACATCGGCGGTGTTTGGATGCAGCCATCCTTAATCAAGGCTGGCGTGCGTGATGCAAACAGCTCGCAGGCGTTCCCTATCTGCCAGGGGACAATGATCAGCACTCCTAACAAACAACGCATTTATATCGGCCTTAAATGTTTAGCCTTTATTGCAACTAGGAAGGCTGTAACGGCAACAGTCAATCACCGTTTTGTTAGTGCTGCGACGTATGCAACCGCTTCAAACACATGCCCATTTCCAGATGACGGAAACTCTGGGATGCTTTATTGCGGAGTTGAGAACTACACCTATTTCAAGCCAATACAAAGAGCGAGCGTAAACCAACGGTCTAACGACAGAAGAATTTTAAGCGTTGGCGATTACTATAATTTTAAGACTATTACGAGGGCTATTGGGGACTGTGACAACACAACATTCACTACCGATGGGTCACTCGTTAAGCTATTTGATAATGAAACAGGCAACGATTTAACCACTGCTTATGCTGCACTCTTTCCGGGAAACAACCCAGGTGACGACGAAAAAAATAGACGCTTTAACCCTGACCCACCGTTTGAGATTCTTGGAGGCAACACAGACGGGACAGTAACTGAAGGCGCTGCTGCATATGATGATGACGGTAACCTCAACAGAAACTACTTAGTAGAGTGGACACAAGATAATGAAGATTTTTATTCAGACCTTGGCGTAAACGATGAGGGGCACACGCTTCAAACTGCCTGCAAATCAGTCAACCTGCAAAGGAATACAGATTCTGATGCCGATGAAAGTGGACAGCTTCTTGGCATCCAAGAGCAAGAATTTAGAAGCACACGCAGGGACCCAAGCGCCTATCCTTCGACTGATGATTTCTCATCTTATGCAGACATCACGCTTCTGCAAATCACAAGTAATGCATTTGTTGATTTTGACTCTGGCTCAGTGCCAAATGACCTGAAGCAGGTTTATGTTTATTACGACGAAGGCGTTTCTGTTACCAAGTACAGCGCAGGTTTGAGCGGTGGCTCATACACAACAGGGTCATCAAATCAGTTCGTGGACCTTGCCTTGCATCTGTTTAGCATGATCAAGCGTTCAAGCTCAACCATCGCTGAACTAGCTCAACCAGTCAAACTCTCTAACCTGCAGGCCATTGGGACATATTGTTCAACTTACAACATGTTTTTCAATGGGGTATTGGATCAGCCCTACAACTTGATTGAGTACATCACAGAACTAAGCCCATACTTTTTGCTCGCATTTTTAAGCGATGGTGGGCGCTATCAGTTCAGTCCTTTGTTGCCTGTGAATGGAAGCAATGCGATTGACGTTACTGCCCTGACTCCAGCGGCAACGTTTAACGAAACAGACATTATCGCTGGTTCTTACGCAAAAACGTTTACATCTTCAGAAGAGCGGGCAGACACCATTGTCAACGTTACCTATCGGAACATAGACCCTGAATTTATTGCTGCCCCTGTTGGGGTCATGGTCCGTTTCAGTACCACTGCTGCAGATGCCCAGGTAGTTAATTTTGACATGAGTGAATTTTGCGCCACAAAATCTCATGCATCAAGGTTTGCAAAATACGAACTTGCAAGGCGCAAGCACTCAACTCATACGATTGAGTTTCAGACAGCTTTGGACACAAACAACTTGAAAGCAACAGATGTGATCAAGCTGCAGCGCAGTCGTATCAATAGCGTAGGAGACAACCGAACAGAAACTGATCATTATCAAATCACCTCTGTGAACCACAGTGCAGACGGTATTACTTCATTTTCAGCCATGCACTTTCCCCTGAACGCTTCTAACATTGCCACGATCAGCAATGAAGTCCTCAACGGTACGTTTACGGAGACAAACAGCTGATGGCTACTTTCCCATCGTTGACGCCAAATGCCAGAAGGCTGTCGCTAGGTGATACGCCACAGGTTGTCCATGAAGCAACTAGCGGGGCCAATGTCCGTTTCCGTTATGGCGACAACCACTTAGACCAAACACTGACCCTGACATTTAGGGCGCTGCCTGAGGCAGACCTTAACTTGATCTACACCCATTACAAAGGGCAGGAAGGTGAGCTGATTGCTTTTGACCTTCCGTCAACTGTTTGGTCTGGATACACGACCGTGCCTGTTTCAGCTTCTACTTTTGATTGGCGCTACGCATCGGCGTTCAATGTCACCCCAAGCGCCTCCCCTGGCCGTTTTGACCTAGAAGTAGAATTGGTCAGCGTTGTGAAGTGAGATGAGCATTTTCCCGGCATTAGCTCCAACAACACGTACTTACACGCCGGGCAGTGTTCCAAATCAACTGAATCTGTCAACAGCTGGTACGCAATATGGCTTCAGGCGTGGCAATCGCCGTATCGCCCAGCAACTAAGCCTCACGTTTTCGCATTTGACAGAAGCAAACATGCTTCTGATCAAAGACCACTATTACGACCGTGACGGAACATTTGACATCTTTTTCCTGTCGGAGCCTATTTGGGGTGACTACGTCACGCCGCCGGTCCCTATTTTGGACGACCAGGCCTGGCGATATACAACCGCACCGACAATCACGGATGTTTCCTATGACCGTTTTGATGTTGCCATTGAACTGGAAACCATCCCGATTGACACTGGTGACCTGATTTTCAATGGTGGCCTAGCGGCGGCAACCCCTGCCCGCACTTATATTCTGAATGCTGGCGCAGCAGCTGCTACACCTGCGCGTGATTACATCGTCGGAGGCGTTGGCGCACAATGAGCATCACCCTTTCTGCGCTACAGCGCCAGCGTTACGACACTGCTTCTAACTGGACATCCGCTAACCCCACATTGCTGGCGGGTGAGCTGGGCATTGAGTCAGATACTGGTTATTTCAAGCTTGGCGATGGCTCAACGGCTTGGCAGAGCCTGGCGTACATCCATGCCACCAAGATCAGCGCCTACCCCCTGGCCACAACAGACATCGCTAATGATGCGATCACAGGCGACAAGCTTGCCAACGACATCACGATTGCCAATGACCTGACAGTCACGGGCGATCTGCAAGTCAATGGAACCACCGTTACTGTCAACAGCGCAACGGTGACTGTTGACGACAAAAACATTGAGCTGGGGAGCATCGCAAGCCCAACTGACGCAACGGCGGATGGTGGTGGCATCACGCTCAAAGGCGCGACAGATCACACAATCCTTTGGACAAATAGCACCGACAGCTGGGACTTTTCTGAGCACGTCAACATTGCCAGCGGCAAAGAGTTCCGCATTAACGGCACTAAAGTTCTTGACGCTACAAGCCTTGGCTCAAACGTTGTTGATTCAAGCCTCACAAGCGTTGGGACGATTGCAACCGGCGTTTGGAATGGAACTGCGATTGCAACTGATTACATCGCAGACGATGCTGTAACTGCTGACAAGCTGGCACATACTGCCGTGACGGCTGGCAGTTATACAGCCGCCGACATCACTGTAGACGCGCAAGGCCGAATCACTGCGGCTTCTAATGGG